TTGTCATCGACCGCCGCGTTAAACGACGTAGAGCTGTCGTTGCGAATCATATACGCGACTTCATTCGCGGCAGAAGCATCGTTCGCCGTGTTGTGCACGACGATATATTTCATGTCCTTTGCGCAGGATTCCACCGGGACTTTTAGGTCATATTTGCCCGGGTTAAGTAAGTTTTGTTTGATCGGTACCATTTATTTATCCTCCTTATGTAGTAGTCATGGACGCGATGGCGTCCTCAAGCTTTTTGATCACGATGTTAACATCTCTCTGATAGTCCAGTTTTACCCCCGCGCCGTCGCTCGCTTGCACCACAGTGTCGGGCGCGTAGGCGGTGAGGGCTTTGTAAGCGGCGATTTCAGCAGGGGTGAGCGGAGTTTCGATGGGAGTGGCGAGGCAGTAAAAAATGCTTGCGTCTGGGCGCGCTTCGAGCCATTCTGAAAAGGCGACGACCGAATTAACGCCCGAGCCAGCCTTAAACTGTAGCGTTACGCTTTGAACCCACACATAGCATCTACAGCTCTCTGCCATCTCGATGTCATAAGCAACACCGTCAAAAACAGCATATTGGCACAAGGAATATCCCCGCGTTGTTCCGTCTTGCGATGCAGGAACATTAGAAATAAAAGTGTCGCTTTTGTTTGTCGGTGTGAGCTCGTAGCGCCATGACAAGCCATCCAATTTTAGTCGATTTACCCTCTGCACCGTTACTCCTCTCTCCAAGTCCACCTCGTCGCACACCCACTGCTGGCCCTGCGGGTCAGTGTAGTTTCCGCCAGAGGGGACAGGGATGCCGGGTAAGCCGGTGGGGGTGGGCAGGGTAAGAGTTTGTGTTTTACCGTTTCCATCGCTCAAGGTCACTGCAATCGTCCCGCCGTTACCAGCGCTCACGATAGGCACAGGGGCATCCGGTGACGGCGTCCCGTCCTGCGTGCTCTTACCGTACACGGTCAGACCGCACAACGGCGCTGCGAAAGCATCGTCAGCGGAAATCGGATTGCCTGTCTTGCTGCCCACAAGGATGTTCTGCCGCTCCTTGACTGCGCTGATCGCGTCACCTGTGGCTTTTGCGTCAGCGGCTTCGCCCTCGTGGGTGAGGGTGGTGTCCAGTGCTACGGCAGGGCCAGCGTCACCTTTAGGGCCTTGCGGGCCATTAAATTTACCTGCATCAGCGTCATCACGGACGCTTTGAGCAGCTTCTTGAGCTTGTTCGGCTTTGTTAGCCGCTTCATTCGCTGCCGACAAAATCTGCTGTACCACGTCCGGCGTGGGTTCTGCGGGGGCGATTCCCTCCGCGCCCGCGCTTACTGCCACACGATAGATTTGGCTCACGGAGATCTGCCGCACGCCGTCCGTATATCCTGCAAACGTGAGCTCTCCCGTGCCTGCAGCCGCAGTGGCCTCCGCAGGGACAGACACGACATTATCCGATTCAAGGCGTATTTGCACGGATTCTCCGTTTGGCGGGTGGAAAGCGACGATAATATCGTAATCTACCCATTCGCCCTTGCGCATCACGCTCAATGTCTCCACGCCGTAGCTGGCCGCCGTGCCGAGACGAATCGGCTGTTCGGCACACTGCGCAGCGTATCCGTCCAATGTGATCTCGTGCATAATCAATTTATATCACCTCTTTTCGGATTGTCCTTTACCGATCCGGAAAACCGTCTCCGTCCGTGTCGGGCAGCTCCGGCAGGCCGGCAACGCTTGTGAGGAGCGAGAGCACGCCGGCGAGCACCGACGCGCTGGCTACCACGATCCAGTCCACTTCACCGAGCACCGCAGAGGTGCCGATCGTCGCGACAGCGGTCTGCGCGATTGTTTTCACGGCGCGGACGCCCGCGGCCTTGAGCCAATTTTTCCACTTCGTTTTCATGGGTGATCCTTCCTTTCGATGTCCTCCAGGTCTGCAAGGCGGTGGTTTACGACCTTGATTTGCTCTTGTATTACGGGGATTTTTTCGGCAAAATTATTATGTTTTCGCACCTCCCGTGTGAGCTCTTCGATCTTCGCGTCCGTGATCGCCTGCGCGACCCGGAGCTTTTCTTCTGCGCGGCGGTTTCCGGCGACGTTGGTGATGATCACGCCGACAAGCGCGAGCCCGCCGGTGATGATCGCGACAAAAATGTTTTCCATTGCTCGCCTTACCCCCCTTAGCCGATGATTGCAAACACGGGACGAACGCCAAAAGAGCCAGAAGCGACGAATCTGCTCGCATTACCGCTGCCGTCAACAAGTGAGAAGATAGTGGCGGAAGATACATCTCTCAGCCAGTAGTTCTCGCGATTATGCAGCTTAGTGCGGTCAAACACAAAGAGCGGGAACTGACCGTCATCCGAAGCCACGTTGTAACCGTTACCATCATGTGCGCCCCACGCCACAGAACCATAAACCTGCACTTCGTTCATCAGTTCAACCTCAGAGTCAAACCACGCCCAACCCGAAGGGGTGTTGCCATTTACAGCAGTGGTTAGAAGCTCTCTTTTTGTAATAACATGAGCAGAACCAAACGCTGTCTTGATAATGGTCTTAGCTTGTTCGAGATTTGCAGTGTACATCGCGGAACCGACATAACCGCCAGTGGTTGTATCGGTACTGTTCATGGCCGCATTGTAAAGGATCGTATCGGGGACAATTACGACATGATGGGTGATACAAGGGGTATCTCCCGTCTTGTAGTAATAATCAAAAGCGGCAATACGCCAGTTGACGCCATCAATTACCCAGTAATCACCAATATACAGGTCGGTAAAACTACCATCCGCAATGGCCGCCCATTGTGCGGCGGTCACGCTCGTACCAAGATTTTTGCCTCGATAGATCGAGTTATGCGCTCCGGCCCCGCTGGACAGTATGGCAAGCACAGGTGCCGCCGCGTTTTCCGCATTCGTTGCTGCGGTCTGCGCTGCCGTTTTCGCGCTTTCGGCCGCAGCCGCGTCGGCGCTGGCGCTGCCGGCCGCCGTCTCTGCCGTGGTCTTGGCGTCTTCCGCGTCGCTTGCGCTGGTGGCCGCGTTGGTTTCGGACTGTCCCGCATTGGTGGCCGCTGTCTGCGCCTGCCCGGCCGCGGTGGAGGCTGTACTCGCCGAGCTGGCGGCCGCCGTCGCGGAGCCTGCCGCTGCGCTGGCCGAAGATGCCGCCTGTTCTGCCGCTGCCTGCGCGGCAGACACCTGTCCCGGTATCCCCTCTGCCGCCGCGAGTGCATCGGCGATCTGCTTGGTCAGGACGCTGTAATAATCTGACGAGACGATCTCCGCGTCGGAGACGACATTGGGCAAGACGTGCATCACGACCGCAAATGTCGTGATGCTGGTGCCCGCACTATCGTACAGCTTGATCTGTACCGGCACGTTTCCGCGCACCGTAAAGACCTGCGGCACAAGGGCCACGGTCACGACGTTGCCGTTTATCGTCGCAGCCGGCGTGCTTCCGTCGGGCAGCGTGTCGTAAAATCCCGCGGTGCCGTCCGATTTTTTGTAACGGACGGTCACAAGCGTACCGTTTGGCACAGCCCATTGCGCGCCGCCCGCGTAGATGCTAAAAGCGATTTTGCGGCTGTTGCTGTCGTCCTGCACCGCGTGAATGATCTGCGGCGCGCCCGGGTCGAGCAGGTCGACGCGCAGCGCCGCCGTTGTTTCAAGTGGCATTTTTTTCGTCCTCCCCTACTAGTTATTGCTGCAGAGCACGTAGCGACCGAGCTGCGGGTCCCATACCCACGACACGCTAAAATCTGCGTTATCTCCGATTGCGAGCCGGTCAAAGTGCCCGATGCGCTGCCCGTTTACTATGGACAGGATTGAGTTTCCGCTTTCGGTTTTTACTCTGTTGTAGACGACCAGCGTCCCAGTTTTAATCGTCCCGGTATAGCTTCCGTCACTTTTTTCGCCCACGCCCGCGCCGATCGGTCCGAGGTACGAGTAAGAGCCGTCCTCGCCTAGGCCTCCCTCATTTGTCACGGTGCCAGAAAAGACCTGCACAATGCCTCCGGCGCTTTGGGCTGTCGAGTAGATGCGCACGCGTAGGTTGTCGTTTTCCATCAGCCTCAGTACTGCCGCCCACAGGTCCATCTCAAATCCGGCGTTTCGGCTCACCACATGGTCGGCAATCAAGTTGACGATGTTGACGAGATCAGCGTTGAGCGTGCCCGCTGTGATAAAATCGGCGACCATACCGTTTTCCAGCGTGGCTCCGTAGGAAAACGGCCCGTTGTAGCCGTTATTGCTCGCACCCCATCCCTCATGATTAAAGCGCCACACCTTGCGCGCCTTGGTCGGGTCCGGATCATCCGCAATGTACAGCGTGTCCGGCATGCCGTCGTTGTTGGTATCCAGCAAGCGCACCGCGCCGCCGGATGCGCCGAGAATGGTCTCCGTAAGCGCAAGCACTGCCTCTCGCAAGTAAGTTTCGCTCGGTTTCTGCTTGATCTCCTGTTGCTGCCCGACGATAGTGTCCGCGATGTTGGTACGCACGTCTCCGATCTCGACGGAGTTGTACCGCTCAAGCAGCACGTCCGTCTCGATCTTGACGATTTCGGCCTTCGCCTCTACGCCGAGCCGCGGGTATCTAATCGTCACCGTGTCGCAGAGGTCGCATTTTTCGAGCAGCGCAAGATCCTCGTACTCCGGAAACTGCTCGAGCTGGACGAAAGACGCCGTGATGCTCGTTTTTGGTATGCCGATCTTGTTGTCTTCGACATACTTTCCCGCGCGCGCCTGCAGCTGCTCCGGTGTCGGCTGTCCCTCAAAATCGTTGGAAAAATCCACCGGCACGACGCGCGTAAAGTCGTACGTGCCCGGCGCGTTGACAATCTTTGGGTCGCAGGTCACGAGTGCCCCTTCCGCGTTTGTCCAATACGGATAGATGCCGGTCGCCACGTTGGAGATGTTGCGGTCCTGCTCGATGTCCGTCAGGTTTTTACCGTAGCTAATCACGACGCCGTTGTCGTATCCGCGATGGCCGTACAAGCGGACGGCAAAGCCGTCCCACTCGTACTCACCGCCGTACACGTCTAGGATCGAGCCGGATGAACCGCCGAGAACCGAGCGCGTCGACGACGGTGTCGAGACACTAAAAGATGCGACGGTAGACTTGTCCGTCCAAAAAGTGAAGGGACTATCCACCGCCGCGTTGAGGCTGAGCTTTGAAAGCGCATCCGGCGCGTTGATCGCTGTAAAAGGATTAAGCGGAACGCCGGAGAGGTCGTAGGTGATATGCTGCGCGTACACCATGATAATGCCGTCCATCGGCCGCGTGATCCGGTAGATGCGGAAAGGCTGCGGTGCCCGGTATGGGCTCGGGATCGCATAGATGATGCAGCGGTCCGTGATCTCGTCAAAATGCACGCCGGTATCCGGGTATTGCATCGTCAGCTCGAAAGCGCCGTTGCGCTCCTCGGTGACCGTGCAGCTGATCGCATCCGTCAGTACGCCGAGCCCCTGCGTGTTAAACTCCGTCGCGGTGGACGGAAAAAGGATCGGTTTCATATTGCCCTCCATCTCGGCGTGATCTCTACCGCAGTGACGCCGCCGCTCCAAGTAATCCGCGTTTCTCCGGCGGGCAAGGTCGGAAACTCTCCACCGGCGATGCGGATCGTGCCGTTTTTGTTTTCAAGTCCGCTGTAGGCATTTTGGGTTTCGGCGTCCAGCGTCAGGCTGCCGTCCATGCTGTCGATCGTCACGGTGACGCCGCCGACCGTCAGCACGCCGCTTCCGCTGCCCGTGATCTGGATCAGCGGAAGCGATTCGTCCCAGTTGTTCAGCAGGACATGGCCGTTCTCAAGCGCCTGCACCCACGTGCCCGCCTTGATGTACCGGTGCGGTTTGCAATTAAAATTTAGCGTCGTCTCGCCCGACCGGTTTAAAAACCGCGTGTCAAAATCCAGAGGCCCGGTAAAAACCGCCATACGGTATTCGTCCGGGTGATAGTCGTCCTCCAGCTTTTGGTATGTCATCGGAGAGCCGAGAAGCCACGCGCGTGCCGCGTCCGTGTTCCGCAGGAAGTCTTTGTGGATAAAAGCGGGATATGAAACCGTTATGTTTTTATACCGCTTGTTATCTCGGATCAGATCGCCAGACCGTCCGGGGATGGACACAAGCTCATAGTCCCTTTCGGAGCCGTTGAAGGTGTTTTCGCCGCTTACATAGATGCCGTACTCGCGGCAGCAATGCCTGGCAAACCAAAACTTATGCACCGAAAACCGCCGCCTTTCTTTCTGTCGCGTTTTGCATCTCATCCATAATGATGTCCGCCAGCGCCCGCACGTCCTGCCCCGGCGCGCCGTATATCGTGATATTGACGCCGCCGAGGTCGGTCTGGTTGGTTGTGTTGCTGGTGAGCGGCTGCACCATGGCGCGGTTGCCCATCATTGTGAGCAGTTCCGGCCCGGCCTCGCCGACGATCGCCGAGCCTTGTGAGAGGATGCCGCCCTTTGCCAGATACGGTATATTTGGGATATACGGGATGCTGAGGCCGAAATGCCCGCCGCCGAGCCATTTTGGCATGGTAAAGCTGATCGAGTTTAACCCTCCGATCAAGCTGTTAATCGCACCGACCGCGCCGTTCAAAAGCCCGATGATGCCGTTTAGCGGCGCTTTTACCATGTTGATTAGGCTATTAAACAGGCCACCGAAGATGTTGACGACGCCCTGCCATGCCTGCTCCCAGTTGCCCGTGAAGACGCCTTTCACAAAGTCGATCACACCCTGAAAGATCTGCTTGATCGCGTTCCACGTGTTTTCAACATTTCTCATAAAAGCGTTGATAATGTCTCCCAGTCCCGGGCCGAAGATTTCCGTCCAGTCCGTTTTAAAGACGCCTTGCAGCCAACTATCCAGCCCCAAAAGGATGCCTTCGATCAGGTCGCACGCGCCTGTGATTATCCCGGTGATGTAGCTCCACACGCCCGAGACGATCTGCTGCACACCGCTCCACGCCTGTTCCCAGTTGCCGGTGAAAATGCCTTGAATAAAATCAATTACACCGTTGAGAACCTGATAAACGCCGTCCCAGATGCCTTTCAGCAGCGAAAAGAATCCATTCAGCACATTGCCTAAGACGGGGCCGAAGATCTCGGTCCAGTCCGTAGCAAAAACGCCCTGCAGCCACTCGTTAAAGCCTGCCAACCACGCCTTGATCTCTTCTCCCTTTGTGACGATCAGCACCAGCACCGCAATCAGGGCAACGATCCCCGCGATAGCGAGAACGACGGGATTCGCTGCAAGGAATGACAGCGCACTGGAAATTGCTGAAATACCACTAATCACGCTTTGCACAAACTCGACGATTTTTAGCGCAGTCAGCGCGAGACCGATCGCGCCGATTACACCGATTACGATTTCTTTATTTTCAATTAAAAAGGATACGACGTTTGATACCGCATCAAAAAAGCTCTGGACGTATCCGACGATGGTATCCATGTCGATGCCTGCCGTTGCATCCAAAATCGCCTGCATAATGCCGTTTATGCCCTCCTGCACAGCTGTAAGTACAGGCTGCACACGCTCCGAAAGCTCGGCTGCCTTTTTTGTAAATTCAAGCTGCGCGTTGTTGGCGTCTACGATATCCTTGTTGTTGCTGTACCATGCATCGCCGACATCACTGAGGCCCTGATCGGCCATAGCCTGCAAGACGAGGTTTGTCCGGTCGGCCTGCGTTTCGGCGTCCTGCAAAGCGAGATTAAAAAAATCTTCGGCGCTGGAAGCTTCTTGCACCGCCTTGTTCCACTCCTCGTTTTCTTCGGTGTTTTCTTTGAGCATTACGCCGAAGGTCTCGCCCTCTTTGCTGCCCCAGTTCAGGACGTCCGCAAAGGTGCCCGTCACCTGCCCGGCGCGGATTGTTTCGTTGATTGATTCCGCAAGACCGTCGATCGGGATGCTGTCCCCGTATTTCGCCCAAGCGCCGACGGCACTCGAAATCAGACTGTTTATATCCTTTTGCGACGCACCAATCGCCTGCAGGTTCGCCGTTGTTGTGGCAGCGGACTGATCGTCCCCAAGCGCCCCATAAAGCTGAGAAAAAGCCTCGCTTGTCTCCTCCGCGGAGTATCCCGCCGCCTCGCTGGAAGTTTCCAGCGTGCCCATGATCTTGCGGTACTCTTTGGTTTCCTCGTTCAGATCCTTAATCCCGGATACGATTTCCTTGATTCCCTCGACAAGTACATCGGCTTTGAGATGATCCGCGAAGCTGGACGCACTGTCTCCCGCTTCTTCGAGCGCGTCGTCTGCGTCCTTGGCCGCATCTTCTACGTCCTCGATCGGCTTCTCGTCGATCTTTTTGACCTTTGATGCTGTCTCGGACGCCGCGTCGCCAAGTTGTTTTAAAGCGGATTCGCCCTTTGATTGCGCGATTTCATCCTGCAAGCTGGACGCCGCCTTTTCGGCTTTCCGCAAATCCGCTTCCGTCGCGACGATTTCGCGCTGCAGTGCATCGTACTGCGCCTGCGAGACTTTCCCCTGCGCAAACTGCTGCTGCACCTGCTTTTCGGCGTTTTTTAGCGAATCCAGCTTTTGCTTTGTCTGTTCCACGCTGTCCGCCAGAAGCCGCTGCTTCTGCTCGAGCAATGTGACATTGCCCGGGTCCAGCTTCAGCAGCCGCTCCACATCGCGCAGCTGCTTTTGCGTCGTGCTGATCTCTTTGTTTACGCCCGAAAGCGCTTTAGACAGTGCGGTCGTATCGCCGCCAATTTCAATCGTTATGCCTTTGATTCGGTCCGCCATCTACTCACCCCTTCGGAAAAAAGCGGTTAATATCCGCTTGCGTTGCTTTATACGGATATTTCTCTTGATCGTTCGCCTGCTCGATCAGCATATCGTATACCATGCCCACCGTCATATCGTCGAGGTCCTCACGACTGAGCCCCAACTCCGCGCAGCGGAGCATAAAGGTCGCGCCGGTTGCTTCGCGCACAGTTTGTCTTATTTTTTTTTAGACTTCGCTGTCGTCCGCGCGTTGATCGCCCAAAGCTCGAGGATTGCCGGAAGCACCTCGTAGATCGAAAACGTCTCGAATCCGTCGAGCCACCCCTCCGGCGTGTCCGGGATGTTGGCGTCATACTGCCGCGCCATGATGTAGGCGGCGTTTTCAAAAATTTCGAGGTCAGTCACATCAAGCTGTGATTCGTGCACCAGCGCTTCATAGGCTTCGCGCTCTTCGGCGGGTGCATCTTCTGCCGGTTTTTTGGCATGGATGCCCTGTAGCGCTTTGGTGTACGCCTTTTGAAGCTTGTTTAGGTCCTGGATCATGTCCCGGCCGATTTTATGTCGGTAAAGGCGCGGGGTCAGGGCCGAGGCCCTAAACCCCACCTCCTTTCCGTCGATCTGAATTCTTTTTTCCATGTGCTTTACCTTTCTCAACCTGCGGTAGGCGTATAGACCTTCGTAAACCACGCCGTGCGAACGCTCTCCGGCGTCTCACTGGTTGTACGCGCAAAGACGTTGCCGTTTTCGAGCGAAGTCGCGGAAATTGTGCTGGTCTGCGTCTGCGGCTCCTTGGTGTCCGTACTCGTCGCGCCGACAATGCCCGGGCGCGTGCCCGTGCAGTTGTACATGCAGTACAAATCGTTGTCGGCGTCGCCGTCGATTTGGAAAAGGAGCGCGAAGCTCTTCGGCTCAACACCTACATTTTCGATGATCGTTTTGTCGGTGGCGTTGAGCACGTATCCCCAGACATCCTGCAACATCTTGTCGATAAATCGCGCCATTTCGAGGTCGCCCTCGTATCCGTTGTTTGAACTGGATTTGTAGTACACAACGCCGTCCGCGTAAAACGGCGTGATCTCGCCGCTCGCCTCGAGCGACAGATTCACGGCGCCCGGCACAGGGATCGGATTTTCCCACGTCGGCGTTTCGCCGTCTGCGGTCATCACCGCGTAGTGCACGTTTTTGATGTTAAACTGCACCTTGTTTTCGTTTGTCGCCATTGTTACACCTCAACTTCGTACAAAATTTGATAACATTTCTCCGTATCGATATAAGTTTCCGATTTGTCCCAAAAGAGTGAGGACAGGGCGCTTTCCACCCTGCCCTCCGCTTCGGGATTTTTATCTCTTGTGTAAAGCTCGATCTGCACATGATCGATCGGCTGGTATACGACGCCGTCCGCCGAAAAGTTGTTGCTGTAGGCGGCGAGATAGCAGATGTACGGCAACTCAGGCGCTCCGTTAATCGGCCATGCCCTGTATACCACGGGCAAACCTGTGCTTTTCAAAAGCTGATATAGATTCTCCAGCGTCATTTTTTAATCACCACCTTCACGGCACCCACGAGCTTATCTGCAGCAGCCTGCTCGGCCGGGCGGATATGCGGCTTGCCGTCCACGCGGCCACCGTTTACCTTCGCATGCCCGTTTTCGAGCAGATGCGTGAGCTGCGGCTTTGTGCGGTTGGATATGCGCACCCGGATGTCCTCTGGGCTCTCAAATTCCACCTTGAACGTCCAGCCGCGCGCATACTTGCCGCCCCGCATGGACCGCGGGGATGTAGTTTTTAACGTGCGGACCGTTTCTTTTGCCACGTCATTCACCGCTTTTTTTATACCTTCGGCGACCTCGTCGCTGTAAGCCTTGAGCTCTTTCACGATCTCGACCTCAAGCTCATTTAACGGGATTTTCCGCGCCACGCGCCACACCCGCCTTTCGCTCGAGATACAGCTCGATGCTGTCGTTGTCCGGGTCTAAGTAGGTGCGGTACACGGCATACCGACGCGCATTTTTGCCAGAGCCGATCTGTACGATCTGCTCGCCGCTGTAATTCACGATCGGCGTCACGGCGACGAGTTGCGGCTGCAGGCCGTTCTGTCCGGCGTCTGCCCACTCTGCCCTCGTGACCGACTGCAGGTGCGCCCATACCGACGTTGCTGTCTCCGTCACCGTGACGTTTCCAATCGCGTCTTTTTTATAGCTTTCAGCGATCAGCAAAATGAGATCATCCATCTGCCTCCCCCTTCTGGCTGAAAAGCCGGTTGTTCAGTGCCCACCGCAGCATGCGCGGCATCTGCACATTTTCCTCGCGTCGGCGGCGGTACAGGTAAGCGGCATACATTTCGACGAGCATCGCATCCTGCACCGTATCCGTCAGCGTGATGCCCTCCTGCGCGATGTAGGCTCTGGCCGATGCGATGAGTACAAGCAGATACAGGTCGAGCGCAGAGCTCGATACCTGCAGGTCAACCTTCAAAATCTCCAAAATGTCTTCATCCGTCAACGTCAACGCCGCTTACCTCCTTGTTTTTTTACTTTGTTACCGAGACCGTATAGACGCGCACTGCGTTGCCCTGCGTAACCGTGACAGTCAGCGGATGCGCTGCGCCGTCCGTCAGCCATGTCACTTCGCCGCCATTGCGCACGTTCTGGCCGTTGTAGCTGATTGCCACCTTCGCGCCCGGCTGGCTGCTGGTTGCCTCGATCTTTGCGCTCGTCCCGGTGGGTGCGAGCGTATAGCTGTATGTACCCGTTGCAAATACGGGCGACAACGTCTCTGTGCCGACTGCCAGCGCGGTAAGCCGCGCGTCGTTTGCGGTATCTGCGGCAAAGTCCATCACGGTCGTGACCGCCGCGTTGTTGATGTTGATCGCAACAAATGCGCCCGGGATGACCGGCATACCGTCCGCGCGCTCCTTGCCCTTGAAAACGGTGTTATCCTGGATAAACTGTACCTCACGGCTGGATTCGATCGTCATACCGGCGCGCAGTGCGAGCAGGTACAGATCGCCGTAGCCGCCGATGATGTCGCCGTCCGGGATAAACTCGAGCACATCGATGTCGCCATCGATGACCGGCATCGTGCCCGGGAACTGTGCGACAAGACCGCCCTCGTAATTAAACGCAATCAGCTTTGCGCGAAGCTTGGCGTAAGTTTTGCTGTTCATTGCCCAGAACTGGCGGCCACGGCTGTAGCGCGTGAAGGTGTTGCCAGCTGCGACAGCCAACGCGGACCAGAAAGTGATCGGTTCGGCCGTGCTGTCCACCTTGAGGATGTTGCTGGTGTGGAGATCGACCCACTCCGGCGCATTTGCCGGATAATCGGAGGGCTTAGAGGTCTGCGCGAGGCGGGTCACGATGCCGAGCGGCATCTTGCTCGCCGCGCCCTTGCCGTACAGGATCGCCTTATCCAGCGCGAGGCCGATGCTCTCGGAGAGCATCTCCACGATCCAGCTCGCAAGGTTGATGTCATTGTCCTCGAGGATCGAGTTGCACACCGGCACATAGCCGGAGACCTTGAAGCCGTCAAGCGTGACCTGATTAAAGACAAAGGTCAACTCGTTGATCGCGCCGCACATCTCTGTCCACACCGCTTCCGGCACCGTACCGGCAATGGTCTGGCGCGCCTCGCCGTTGACGTTGCGGATACGTACGCGGTTAAGCAATTTTGAATACCTGTACATATTCTCTGCGATCATGTCGAGGAAAACGACCGGGATCGTGAGCTCTGCGCCGGATACGCCGCGCTGCTGGCCCTTCATGCTGCGCAGCTGCACAAAAAATTCGCGTACGTCCTCGCGGGCGACGATTTCGCTGCGCTGCTCCATCGGCAGTGCGTCAAACGCACGTCGGCTCATGGGCAGCGCGCGGATGTTGATATTGGTTTCCATTTTTCTTTCCGTCCTTTCTTTTGTGAGATGGTTTTCTTTGCTTTTGGTTGGAGCAGCTGCCTCGGCCTCGGAAAGCTCCGCTTCAAGGCCCTCAATCTCGCCTGCCAACGCAGCCTTTTTTGCTTCGTGTGCAGTCTTGTCCGCGTCGAAGGTCTCTACCTCTTCGGTGACGGCCTGCTCCTGCTCCGACGTTTCTGCTTCGTTGATCGCCGCTTCCAGTTCAGCTTCACGCGTGGAAAACTCCGCGTCCTTCTGGCGGAGCGCTTCCAGCTCGGCCTGCTTCTTTTCGATGCTGCGGCGCAGCATGATTGTCTTAAGTGCCATTGTCTTCTCCTTTCAGGCGGCTTTTCATCCTTGCCTGCCATTCCTCTTTTCTTCGTTTTTCTGCCTTCTCAAAATCTTTCCGGCGCGCCTCTACCGAGGTATCCTCGTAAGCCGGAAACGTTACGACGGAAACCTCGTATAGCTTCACAGCCTTGATCCGCCACACCGTCGGCACACCGTCCTTGTATTCGACATCCTGATCGAGGATGTCAAATCCGAAAGAGCACTGATTCACGTCGCCGCGCTTCACACGCTCGTAAAGGTTCATAGCATCCTGATCCTGTTGATTGATCGTGACGCTGCCCCAAAGTCCCCGCTCATCTATGCGCAGCGAAAGCGTACCCGCCGTTGTACGGCCGAGCACAAGCGTCGTGTCGTGGTTAACGAGCGCCCGGACATCTCCATTTGTTTGCCCATCGAATGCTCCGGGCTCGATCGTCTCATATGCGCCATCCCAGAGCTCGTATCGGCTCCCGAATACAGCGAAATACCCCTCAATATAGAGATTTCCGCCCTCGGCACGGGTACAGAAACCGTCGCTCCGCGCCACAGCCGTGCGTTTATACATCATGTGTTGTCACCTCCGTTCAATTTGTTTTGTTCTCCGATCATCCCGCGCGGGATGTAGTTCTCAAGTATCACAAGGTCGTCGAGTCCGGAAAGCGGAGAAAGTCCGATCCAGTCGCGCACCTCGTTCCCGGTCATAATCCCGCGTACATATTGATCATTCGCCACCGCTGCAAGGTCGCGCAGGTCATAGTTGTAGAGGCTCCGCGCATTAAACCGAAAAAACCAATCTGGATTGTACAGGAGTTTTTTGGTCATTTCCTGCTCGATGTTCTTCGCGACCGGCATGATCGTGGAGCTAATAAAGTTGTTCCAAGCGTCGCGGTGAAAATCCCCGATGCCCAAAACAAAAGGCGGCACGCCGAGAATGGCAGCCACCGTCCGCTTATCGAGCTGCACGAAATCCGCAAGCGCAAGGTCGGAGAGCGTGAGCGGCCGAACCTGCTCCACGCTGAACTGCTCGGATGGGATCATCCATGGCTCGCCCGCCTGCGCTGTGTCGATATACTCGCGCAGGAGCTTGCTGCGCCCTTCCGCGCTCGCAAATTCATCTGTGAGCGCATCCACCTTGACAATGATGCTCGGTTTCCAGTTGCTGGACATAAAACTTTTTTCCGTGGCGGCCGCCTGCTTGAGATTGTTCGCGACGTCTGCCAGCGCGACGCGGTAGCCCTCGCCTTTCCACGGATAATAGCTTCCGGGATTTAGCACAAAGTGCAGCACGTCGTCCGGGTCGTATTCCTGCCCGGCGATCACCACACGATAATCCCACACACCCTCCGGGACAAACGCCGTAAAAGCTGGCGGCACCGGCTTGAGGTCGCGCAGAATGCCGCGCCGCGTTTCCGGCCACACCACCGCGTTTCCGTTTCCCTCGAGCATCAGCGTCTTGACGATCCAGTGGATAAACGCCGCGCGAGTCATATTGTTGTTCGGGCTGATGTCCACCTTGCGGCTCAGCTCGTTTTTGACCCGGATGTCACCGGTCTCCGTGTTTTCCATCAGATGGATGGTCATACTCGCGATCAGCCGCGCGATCGTGTCCACTGCCGTGCAGATCTCGGGATTTTGCGCAAGGCTCACGTAGCCCCGGCATTCGATAGATTCCCACAGGTCTGCGCCCGCAAAGGCGATGCTCCTGCGCACCGGCTCGGCGCGCGGCGCTGGCCTGCTTCTTTTTTTCTTGCTCAAGCTTCACCCCACCATTTCTTCGCCGCCCTGTTTTTTTCAAGGCTTTCGAGGTATCGGATGCAGGCAAACACCGACGCATCAAAAAGATCGATGCGGTGTTCCGGCTGCACCTTATCGTATTGGATCATGTCATCCGTCTTTTCGACGGCGGACACGTTTTCCACGCAGTACTCGTAGGCTTCCGAGTGCAAATAAAAAAGAGTGCCGTTTTTTGCGCTCTGCTCGATATGCCGGAAGCCCTCCGACTTTTTGTAAAAATACTGTGGCTGATCGACGATTTGGAAACCCGCCGATTTCATGCCGATGAAATACTCGCGGCAGAACTTTCGGTCGTGTCCGACCTGCCGGATTTTGAACCCCCGTTTTCGCATATCCACGAACCAGTTGACCACGTCCGCATGGTTAACGGTTGGGCTGTTGCACATCGTAAGCCAGCCGTCGTCCTGCCAACCAAAAAGCGGGATGTTGTCCTGCTCCGCCTTGATATGCGCGGCGACAATCGGAAAAAACGCATGCGTGATTACGATGTCCACGCCCTTGTAATGTCCAAAAAGTGCCGCAGCCGTCAAGTCGTGGAGCTTTGACAAGTCCGCGCCGCCGTACCAGTCGATCGGCAGCCTTGCCAACTCCTCGAGCGTCCAACTGTACTTGGCGTCGCTCCGCCGGAACTCCTCGATGTCAAAATACGCCTTAACCGCGTTCGTGTAGACGTTCAGACTTTTCGCAAAAAAATCCTTACGCTGCTGCGGGTCGTTCTGCGCCTGCAGGCTGTCGTTCAAAATTTCATCCGGGCGAATGCTCACGCCGTAGGCCGGGTTTGCCATTTCATGCACGATCGGGTTTGTGTAGTCGATATTCCCGTTTTCGTCCGGGTTTGCGCAGCACATAAAGATAAAGTATTGCTCGTCCTTAACCGTGCCGTCCAGCACCTTTCGGCAATATTTTAGCCGCTGCCCGAGGAATGCCTGCTCATTGTCGCCCGCGGTCGAGATGCCGATCAGCAGCTTATTGGTGTAGGCTTTCATGGCCTCTTTAAAAAGGTTGTACTGCTTCGGCGTTTTGAAAGCATGAATTTCGTCGCAAATCGCAATGTTGCAGTTAAGGGAGTCCTGCGCGTCCGGGTTTGCTGCCAGTGCGCGAATAAAAAAAGAGCCGTCCGGAAGCGTGGCCTCCATGGAGTGCTCATTGTTGTTGTCGATGATCTTGACAGACCCGCCGCTTTTTGCGTCCTCACCCATCCGGCGGACGTTGTAGTCCAAAAAATTAAAGCTCTCCAGCGACTGCATCAGTGCCGCCGACGCGATGTAGGTCTTTGACCCGCTGCGCCGGTAAAGGAGCGAGAGCGCCCAGGAAAGCGCCGCGGCAAAGCTTGTCTTAATGTTTTTTCTGGGGATAAAGATCAGCGCTTCGTGAAATCGGACGACGTCCGTCCCGCGCAGTTTGAAGCCCACAAGATTGTAAATGATGAATTTGTGGAACGGCTCAAGCTTGAACGGCGTACCACGCAGCGGCGTGCCGTCCAGCTTCTCCCCCTGCTGGTGGCAGATCGTTTTTTCGATGATCTGGATGCAAAACTCAGGTGCTTTGCTATCCATCCAGTACTCGGGATTGTCGAGGTCCGAAAAGAACCGATTCACAGCTTGGCGCAACTCCATGCACGCCGCTTTTCGACCAGCCCGAATGCTTTCGGCGTACTCGAGGACTTCCGGCCAGTTTTTCCCTTTAACCGGATTCAATGCTGGCAAGCGCCGCAGCCAGTCCGCCAGGCTTTTCCAAACGCGGCGCGTCTCCCGTCATTTTTTTATAGCTCGAGGGTGTCATTCCAAGCTCGCGCCAGTACGCCAAAGCACTCTTGTTCAGATCATCCCAAAGGACAAGCAACGGATTTTTCGTCATGTTTGTCGAGCCGCCCTTATTCGTGTACTCGATGACCGACTTTCCGCCGGAAGCTCGGAACTCCCTGAAAGTCTTGTCCCGCTGCTCGAGGATTCCCGCCAAAGTCTCCACCGCGGAATCATACGCGTCCTTCTGCACCCCTAGTGCAGACATCTGCTCCGAAATCAGTTTTTTCCATTTGTTTTTGGTCACATACTGCACCCCTTTTCCTAAAATTTGTCCCAGAGTTGGATTCTTCTATGCCCGCCGGACTTTAGAATCCCCGGAAGGCGCGTCGGATGAGGGGGGGTCTCTGTAATCTCTCATATCCCATACCTCCCCGCATTCTTTGCTTTTTCTGGATGCATTTTGTTGTGGCACGCCTCACACAGGCTGACGAGATTGTCTGCGTTATACGCAAGCTCCGGATGCTCATCCGCGTGCTCGATGTGGTGCACGGTCGTCGCTTGACGGCGCCGCCCATACCGCAGGCAATACCGGCACAGATAGCCATCCCGCCTCAGCACAGATGCTCGCAACCTCCGCCATCTCGGCGCGTTGTAATCAAAGCTCATGATCCTGCCTCCGAATCGCTGCGCTCGTTCTTCTCGGCCTCCCGCCGCTCCGTCAGCCGCGCAGCGCAGAGCGCATACGGGCAAACCACAAGCATACACAAATGCTCGCCCGTCCTCGCGTATGTATCCCAAACGCAGCCGCTTGGGCGTGGGCACGGGCGATATGCTTTTTTACTCATCTCTTCGCTTTCCTCCCGAGCTCCTCGATTAGCTTTAGTTCTCGCTCCGAAAAACTCCACTTTATTGCTTCCTTTTTTGCGGCCGCTTTCTGCACGGCCGCTTTCTGCACGGCCGCTTTCTGCACGGCCGCTTTCTCGGCGGCTTCGGTGGAAAGCAAAAGCCCCGCGCCGTATATGGATTTTTTAACGGCAAGTTGTGCATCTAAGCGGCCAACCTGTGCGCACTCTTTTTGATATATCTCAAAACTAATACCATTGTGGGCCATCTTCTGAAGCATTGTCACCGTCAAAATATTGTCGGGGTAGTCGTATCGCGGCAGGCTTTTGCTTTGCTCCTCTTGCGCCGCCACTATTGCCCGCCCTAAGTCCGGCGCAGTCATCGCGGCGATATGTGCATCAAAGCTTGTTACAAATGCCGTTTTTACAAGTGCACCGTTATCGTATTTTACCGTGCATCCGGTAACTATGTGATTTATTTGCGTAAATATACTTCGCCCGGAAAACAACGTCAGCTCCGGCGCGAACAAAAAGAACGGGACACCCTCGCTTAGATAAAACGAGCAAATCGGAACGAATTTTGAAAAAGGCGGATTGTCAACTACTACCGCGCCGCCGGAATAATCAAAGCTCTCGTAATCTCCGCCCGGATAAAAAGGGCGAACGATTTTTGCAGGGTCAATCCCGTATTTTGCACACGCCCAGTTTTTTACCACCTCGTATACCTCCGGCGGCGTGTAGCAGTCATCCGTCGTCAGCTTAGGCTTAAATTTGTCCACAAACGCCTCGTACTCTGCGTTGCTCTCTAAAACTATTTGCTTTTCCATCGGTGCCTCCTGCATAGCAAAAGCGCCGAGGAACTTAATCCCCGGCGCTTTACCTAATAACTCTATTATTTAGTATATAGATTAAATCGCACCATTTGGTACAAAAACGCCGAAAAGCAAAAATTATTTTTCGCCCGGGCACTCATTTTTGAATAAACCATAATACTGGCTTTTGAGCGTGTTGATCGCCGGAACTTTCCCGCTTTTGCTCATCTGCGCCGCGACCCGGTCCCACGAATAGCCGTGAAACGCACGAAGCATCACGACGCGCCGCAACCATGCGCTTTTGATGCCGAATACAAATTGCTCTATCTCTTGCTTTTGCGCTTTGAGCTTTGCAATGTGCTCGGCATATCTCTGCGGCCCAAGCCCGCGCACGGTGATCGGGTGCTCGGTAAACGGAAACTCATCCGATGATCCGCGCACTATATCGCTTATCACCGTTTTATTCTCACGTTCAAGTTCTTCAATCTCCGCGCATATGTCGGGGTATTGCTCCAAAAGTTCTTTTGTCATCGCATCTCCTCAAAAATCACATCGCCACAAACGCCACCGCCGCGGCAATGCCCACAAAGCCAAGCACCACCATGGCTTTTACACAACGCTCTAATCCGGCGATATTGTCCGCTGCATCGTACTCCCGCGACTTGCGCATCACGATACACTCCGTGAGCGTCGCCGCGATTACGAGCACGACCAAGATGATTTTAGTCATATCTGATCTTCCTCTCATGTTTTCTTTTCACAGCCTGCCGTGCTTCGTGGTAAAAGCCCGCTTCATCTGCCTTTTGAGCGCGACGTTTCATTTCCGCTTCACGCTGTTTGTGGTACTCATTGTACGCCTCGCACCCGGCATGGCAAAGCACCGAGCGCTGCGGGCAATTTTGCACACATGGATTTACTTGCGCCACAGGCTCACCTCCTGTATATTTTTCTCGTGCAATGCTCCACCGGGCATCCACGCGGGTGTCCCGTGTCAAAGCAATAGCAGCACGTATTGTCACGCCGGTAGATGCAACCACGGCAGCCTGTGCGGCGATGTCTTACGTTTGCTGCTGTGCTTGTCCGCTTTACCGGATCTGGATCATACTTCTTTACGTTCATCGTTTTCACCCTCTCTTTCGGTGCCGCAGATCGTCACCCATACGCTCGGCATCTCCGATGACCATCGCTTACAGATCTTCGCATTCACGATCTGCGCGTCATCTTTATACGCAATGCCGTTCAAGGCATCGCACACGATCTTCATCACGTTGTCCAGGTCCGGCTTTTTCATCGGGAAAAGTGCGCCGCTCGTCATCAGCATTTGCTTTCGCTTGCTGGCGCTCTTCGGAATGCCCAGAAACGCCGTGATGATTATATCGATCGGTGTATCATCGGCAAAGCGCCTACCCTGTGCCTCCGCTAAAAAGCGTTGCCGCACAAGCTCCTCATACGCCACGGTTTTATCGGGCGTGTAGCTCATGCTGCGCCCGGATTTCATCCGCACTACACGCGGCCGGGCTTTGCCCTGCGGTTCGCCCGGTATTATAAATTTGATTTTCATACTTCACCTTTCGCCTTCGCTGCCGCGAAGATATCATATTTCTCGTACTCACTAAGATCATAAGACGGTTCGTGCTTCGGAGGCTTCCACCGCTCGGATAAACTCCAGTTACCGAGTAGAGCTCTCCAGCTTCGCACCGGTTGTCCGTTGATTTCCCAGCCTAACGTCTCGTAATAATTCCAAAATCGCTCCGGGTCAACGGTAAAACCTTTTTCCTCACAATACGCCTTAACTTCAGCCAAAGAGGGAGCCGCGGCGCAAGCCGCTCTATGTCTCTCTTTCTTATTCTTCTTTCTTACTTCTGTCTCTTGTTGCATTTCTGCCGCAGAAATCGGAATTTCTGTTGCAGAAATACGCTTTTCTGTATCGGAAATGGCTTTTTCGGGTACAGTTTTTAAGAGCTGACCGTCATCGTCGATCAACCAGTATAAGGATTTATCCACCTTGTTCCTCGAGGTCACTTCGGCGTAGCGACGCTGGAGTCCCGCAGAGGTCACCACAGACCGCGCGAGGAGACTTTTATCGAATAAGCCTATATCCGCACAATACTGGATAACTTGCATCACTTGGTGTTTTTTGACCCATTTGCTGCCGATCGATCTGACAACTGCGAGGCACAGTTTATCAATCGGCAGCTCAAGGTAATATCCCTCACGATATATCATGCAAAGGATGCAATCAAATATCGTGCTGCCTAAAGGGCCGTACTCATTGATAAGGTCCATGACCTTAAAATCCTCATAATAGCTGACATCTTTCTTGAACCAGTCGAGCCCCTTTTTAGGACGTCTTCCGGCCGTTCGGCTCACCTCCTCTAAAATACGGTGACCGGTATGCCGGTCAGGGCTTCGATGTCGCGCCTGAATGCGTCCTTGTCGCCGTTTTGATTTGATACATGCAATAGGTAAATACGCTGCACGGTTGAAAGATCGTTGGCGGTAAGAAATGTTCGGACATTATCAAGTGAAAAGTGACTGCGCACAAGGCGCGGCCGGAGAGACTCCGGCACAGACCCAGCGCTGATATTGCGGTCTAACAATGTTCGGTCGTAATTGCATTCGACCATGATATAGGTCAGACCGCGAAATGTATTCGGAATAAAGTAAGTATCTGTCGCGAAGATCAGCTTGTCCCTCGTCTCTTTCGAGTGCAGGAGGAAACCCAGCGGCTCCGCAGCATCGTGCTGCGCTTCCCACGGCAGCACCGTCCACGTGCCGAGTGTAAACTGCTCGCCCGCTTTGATGCTGTGTAGGCGGTAGTTTCGGCGGTCTTTCTCGGCGTTCAGCGCGGAAAACGTCCCTCCCGACGCGTAAACATCGATGCCCGCCATCGGCAGGCCAAGCGCCGCTTTGGCGTGGTCTTGGTGCTCGTGTGTGATAAGGCACCCCTGCACACGCATAAGCAAGTCCATATACCCCGCGAGTATCGTCCTTTTTCTGATGCCGGCCTCCAGCAGCAGGACGCTTTTTCCATCGTCCACGGCGTAGCTGTTTCCTGCGCTGCCGGATGCCAGGCATTTGACCGAGACCAATTAAAACCCGGGCACGAACGGTGCCTCTTCCGGCATGGATTCTTCGGGCACCGGCAACGCCTCTGGGTTCATCACTTCGCCGGTGCTCTCGTCGACCTGTATGTCTATCATTGTTTTGTTTGCCTTTTCCTGCATCTCCTGTACCGGCGTTTTGCCCTTATCGTCAAGCGCTTCGACCTTCTGCATTTCTGTCGAGGTCGGGCCCCACTTGCTGAGGAGCTGGCGCAGGACGGTTTTCATCGCCATTTTGTCAAACTCTTTTTTCCAAGGGCTCGAATTGGAGTTATAGCTCGGCGAATAATGGCTCGCATATGCCTCCATGTCCGGCTTGGACATGTAATAAACATGCTCATGACCGTTGAGCAGCTTAAAATACGCAAAATAACCGACCACGGTATCGGATATGCGTTCGCCCGAAACATCCGGGATGCCGGAGAGTTTATCAAAGCCGCGAAGCTCGCCTTCGTATACCATATCGGCGTTGATGATCTTATATTGCCCTGTGCGCTGCGCAAGCTGTACGAGGCCCTTGTATCCGATCGTAAAGGTCGGCACATTTTTGTACGGCACAACATACGCATAGCCGAGAGATTTCACAAGCGGCAGGTCAAGCGCGGCTGCTTTGACACATTCCAGCGCCACCTTTTCCGGGTCACAGTTCTGGAGCGCCGTTTCGCCGGAATACAGGTCGATCATGCTGCTCATAAACTGCCCCGCTTTGTCCTTCAGACTGTTCTTCAACTGGGCGCGTATGGTCTGACTGTTCAGCACGCCTTTAAACTGATCGATTTTTGCAAGATTGTTGTTCATTTGTTGTTCCTCCTTTTAGTCGTCAAGCATTGTCTGATATTCTGCATCGTCCGGGATGACAAGCTGCCCGTATTCATCGATTGCCACCGGCAAAAAGTCATTCAGAGCCCCTTTGTCTTCGAGCTGTATCGGGTCAAATTTATGGTTTGTTTTGTAGGTTACGGCAAACAAGGTCTGCCCGTTGTGTTGCGTCGGCGCGAATGTGATCTTCGCGTTGACTTCAAACCCAGTGCGATTTTCCAACGCTGTGCGCAACGCGCGAACGATTTTATCATCAATGGCATAAATGATATTCTTCAGCTCGCCGCTCCAGATCGAAACGGGTTCGCCGGTTACCGGCACGGTGATCTTTTCGGCATCTTTCAAATATTCGCTCATTTGTCTGCCTCCACTTTGATTTTTTTGTGTTCTGCCGCAACCTGCAATCGAATCATCTGATTTGCGATGCTGTCCAACTTTGTGCAGCTTTCCGCATTATCCACCCAGACCGGTAAATGTAAGCCCATCGCTTCGGAAAGCGCCGCGATGATGTCCAACCCGGCGTTATACTGCCGCGCGGTATTTGTATTGCTCTCGTATGCGGTATAAACGTCCTCTTTGTTGCTCTGCACCGTCGCCCGGCAGCACGGTGCGATACCGCCGTTGACCTGTCGGTCAAACATAACCCAACGCACACGTTTAAAGCCTGCGTTGATCTTGTCCTCAATGTCCGCCGCCTGAAGCTGCACAAAACGTTCCGCCAAGGTAATGCGCTGATCCGTTTCGGCAAGCTGTCGCCCGAGGTATGTTTCGTGTGCTTTCAGCTCCTCGATGCGCTTGTCGAGCGCTTTGATCTGTGCTTCGACAGCTGCGCGGGTATCGCCGGAAGCGAGCTGTGCATTCAGCTCGTCCATGCGCTTCTGTGCGGCAAAGTATCTTTCATCCGTCGTCTGTTCGGCTTTTGTCAGCTTCGCTTCCAGCTCATGGAGCTCTGTATCGTATGCCATTGCATCGACGGTAGTCTCCCATGCAGACGGTGTAACGATGCTTGCGGTCAGACCGCGAAGCATTTCGTTGTCGGACTGCAAATGCATCTCTATGTCCTTCAGTTCTGCCGCAAACTCGTTTACACGCTGCGCCGTAGATTCGCACAGAGCTTTCAGTTCAAGCCCCTTTTTCGTGATCTCATCGCCGCGCCGGGCTTTACGCGTGTTAAATTCGGCCTTCAGATCCTCCAAGCGTTCCTTTGGGAGGATCTGTCCGCAGGTCGGGCAGATTGTTTGATCTGTCGGAAACTGCTCATTATGGTTATCGACCGCACGTTTTCTGAGCTCGTTGAGTTCCTTCTCAAAGCTCTCTTTCAAAGAGACATTCGCCTTGTAGTCTCTCTCAAGCTGCATCTGCTTTTCTTCTGCGCGGCGGATACGTTCTCGGAGCGTTTCCGCCTGTCGGGAGATCGTCGTGCTGCCGGCTGTGCTGTCCTTTATGTACGCTGCCTTCGCTTCGGCGGCTTTGGCTTTCTGTTCGGCGATCCTCGTGCGGAGCGTCGCGGCGTCCGCGTTGGCTTTATAGCCTTCCAGCTCGCTGACGAGCTTCATTTTCTCTTTCATGAGCGCCGCCGTACCGGGGCGCTCGCTTTCTGGCGGCAAAATCGGCTTGCTGCGCTCGGCTTCGTCGATGCGCGCCGGGATCTCGTTCAGCTCGGCGTTTAATTCGCGGCGCTTCGCTTTTGCCTGGCGCGCCATATCGTCGACGGTTGTCATTGCGCCGATCCACCCGCCCAGCGGGGCAAGCTCTTCGTGCGCTTTGATGATGTCCGCGTCGCTCAAATGCGGGGCAAAAACGTCCAGCAGCACCGCGCGGCGTGCGTCCCACCTCATGTCTGTGGCAAAATAATGGAGCTTTCCGAGCACCAACAGTTTGTCTTCCGGGGCGATATGTTCCGCGACAAACGCCTTAAATTTTGTTTGCGTCTCCGGCACGCCGTTGATGAGATACGACGTCTTGTTGCCCTTGAACACCGATTCCGCGTCGCCCTTACGGCGGGTGAACTCGCGTTTATAGGTACGGGTCAGCGTGAACGTATCGCCGTTATCGTCTTCGAATTCGCCCGTAACGGACGCTTCCACACCCTCCGGAGCACCGTAAGGGTAAACGTCAAAATCCGTGCTCTGTTCGGCGTTTTTGCCGGTGAGCAGCCACCAGTAAGCAGTTTCCAGCGTGCTTTTGCCGCTGTCATTCGCGCCGAGCACCGTCACCGAATGCCCAAGGGGCGCGAAATCAAACGCCTTCACACCCATAAAATTTTCCAGTTTCAAACTAAGCAGCTTCATCTTCGTTTTCCCCCTTGACTTTTTCGGCCTGCGCCGTTACAATTAAATTGATAAAATATTTTCTCTTCTCCTTGCCCCGTGACTGCGCCAACAGTCCGGGGCGCTTTTTTCTGCTCTCATACATCCGCCTCGACAAGCTCGCCGTTTTTGAGCTTATACCACGTATCAGCTTTGATCCGCACGCCGTCAACAATTTCTGCTTTTACGGCTATAGGTACGTAATTGCCGTTATCATCGTATTTCCACTCCGTTAAAACAATCACGGAGTGGAGCCCGCCTTTTACGTTGCACCCGTTCCGTCCAATGATCAGTGATGAGTTGCCGCCTGCGAGGTTGCTTTCGTTGCCGCATACGAGGTTGCTTTTGTAGCCGCCTAAGAGGTTGCTCCAGTTTCCGCCTAAGAGGTTGCT